AATTCTCTGTAATTCATTCGATGTAGTAATTTCGAGGTATTCTGTTAGAACGCCCAATGCTTCTTGGAAAAAATCAAAAAAAATATGAGGTCGTCTAGCGCGTGAACTTTTGGACCAAATTGTAGGATATCGTTCTTTGAAATATAATGCAGTTTTTTCAGGAATTTCTTTGTCAATCGTATCTGGAAAATCTGGCAATGTTGTATTTTTATTCAAAATTTTATAGTTTTCTTTTACATCTTCTAATGTATCAACAACTACGATTTCAACCGCAACTTGGAAATTACACACTTCATGACAAATCCGCCTGACTGCTTCAAATCGATGTTGTCCATCTATTATGTAATGTTCTCTTGTTTCCTTACAAAAATGGATGTTTATTACACCTAAAAAATTACAGACTCCATTCTGTTTCAATATATTAGATTGATATAGAACTATATCATTTACTTTTGATTCATCACATAGACGCTGTATGTGAGGAATTTGTGGATTGTACGCGATCAATTTATCACTTCGTATACTACCCAAATATCGGTTATTTATTTTTATTGATTCGTCTAAGTTATCGTATAACATGTTATCTATCTATAGATATAGACATGTTTATATCTTTAACTTATTATTTTTTATTGTTTTGGGATTAAGTTACGATTTGTGCTGCTAACGATTTTATATTCTCGTGTAATTTCGTTGTAAGATACAATGTAAGTGAATCCATATTCAAGTGTATTCACAACTATATATTCCCCGAATGTACTGACCGTGCAGTCTCTGCCAACTAGTTCGTAATTTGGCATAGTATTATAAAAGGAAGGCATTTTGTATTGATTGTTATTTTGGTATACTATTTATAAATATACTTCAAAATAACAATCAATTTTCCGATGATCTGACACAAAAATGTTGTATGATATTTTTAATATAGATCTAATATAATAATATTCAGTATAAAAAATGACAGATAATTTTAAAGTATGTATATTAAATCCAGATAATACGATTGGTGAAACGATCATATTTAGCGACAAACTAATACATTTGGATGATACGATTCAAACTATAAAAAATAAAATCCTACTGAAACTAGGATTAGACAGAGTATCATATAATGAATTATATTTATTCGCATATTTCATGATAGAACCAATATCCGATACGAATTTATTGGATATATACAATGGATTAATCGGTGATGACGAAGAGTTATCGGGAGATAAACTGAAACATTTTTATAATAATTATACGACAGAACCGATTGATTTTAAAGATGGACTATATACATTCGAAAATATACGCGAATTATTTTCAAAAATCCAAACTAGAAAATATGCACTAGGTCGTAAATTCACTAATTCAATAAATCACTTGTTCTCTGTAAACCCATTCCAATCTACAACTGCATTTGTAAAAGAGGACACTCAATTATATTCATCTGATACATCCGTCCTATTACATACTGGTGGACAATTAAAAGATAATATCATATATGTATGCCTTGCCAAAGATGTCCTTGGTCGATCCGACGCGATTCCAAAATATATTATCGATTCCTATTATCCGTCTTTATCTGCGAATGGAATAAACGGACTATCGGATTTAATTGGACGTTCTCAAGAACTTATATCTGAAACCAAACAAAACATTTCTGTAGATGTTATACGTTTGCATGATACAGTAGATATGTTCTATAAAATAAAAAAAGATAATGAATTTCTACCTTATACAAATGCGGGTATTATCAAATTTGATATAGGATTAAAAACCGAATTTGTAAATCTGTTGCCATTGGATTCTATTTTCAAAAATATACATGCAACAATGAAAATTCCGTTTATAAAGTATAATCCTGGATTTCGTAGAGAAAATATGTATCGTTTATATAGCAGAGACATATATTCAAACGGTCGTCGCAAACCCTTTCTAGATGCCGTAACGATTCGCAAATTGAGTAAAGAAACAGGAAAATCTGGAGAAATATCATTGTATACAAACTTCCAATTTAAAACAATGGATGTAAAATTATATATTGATTTTCAAAAGGATGGTAGTTTGAGAGTTCATTCGAATTTGAGTCAACCTATATCACAAAACGAATTAAATTCATTGTTACTAGACGGAATGGAACCGGTTATATCTGATATTAATAAGTACATTCAGCCAATAGGATATAGCATTAAACAATTCAACAATTTCAACATTGAAGTTTATAATATTGAATATATATCTAGTATTCCTATAAAAAAACCATCTGACTTTAATTTAAATGCGTATCGTAGTTGCTTGACCAGTTTATTTGTAATTGAGTCATTGGATGTGAATTCACCAACTGGTGCGAAATTACAATTCAAACGTGTTGATAATTTCCAAGAAATGAATCAAATTGATGAGTTCATAAATATCGAAAAAAATACACATGCAGAAGTATACGATATTATACTTGCATTAATAAAAGAATTTAAATTTACCGAAGAAGTCGCCAGAAACCACGTGATTAGCTTTTTCACAAAACATACAGTAGATATAAATGAAAACACTGGATTTCCTGTAAATTTACGTATTTCGCCGACGGATAAAATACTTCATATTAGTGTGAATAATATTACATCATTTAATTACGTAGATATTATAAAGACATACATAGATAGTATAATACGAATTTACCAATTGCCAAAGACATCAGGAGTATCGTTAAAAGATATTCAAGATACTTGTAAGCGCGAAATCAATTTCAACACAATAGAACCAAAAATGATAGAAGTTGTTGAACGACCGCCTCCTACACAAGCCATAGAATTAGATCCAGAATTCTTTATGAAAACAATTGCCGAAGAATCTAAACAGGAACCAGAATATAATGAAGACGACGATGAAATGTTTGGGATTGAGTTTGATATGGAAGGTGGGGCAAATGAAGACGATGATGATATAAATCCTTACGGCATGAAATTGAAAAATCCAACCTTATTTCAGAAACGAATCGAAGATCGGGATCCCGAGTTGATTAAACTGAGTGGAGATAAGAAATCAAATCAATTCTCACGCACATGTAGAGGCGAAGTAAATCGTCATCCAGTCATGTTAAACGAAACTGAAAAAAAACGTATTGAGGATGCAGATAAAGCAAAAGGTAAATTCACAGATTGGAGTGAATTGTTGAAAGAAGCTTCTATTACTGGTCCAGAAGATCTCCGTCCATATATAACTGCATTATGGAATAACAAAAACACACCAATGGACAAAAAACAATTTGGAATTTTTACAAAAAAACTAATAGAAACGGATAATACACTTAAATTTAATAGGAAAAACGAGAAAGAATATATTAAGCAACTGAAGGATAAAAAACTACCAGATGACGCAGATGTTTTTCTAATCGAACTCAATAAAACAAAACCATCAGATAAAATAGAGGTGTATGTGAAGAATGCAATAGCAGTCAAACGTGAATTTATTATACAGCAAATATGGGAACATCTTGAACCTATGAGAGGGTCATATTTAGGCGCAATATCTTATAGCACTGATCCAGATAAGAATTTTTGGTATATTTGTCCAAGATATTGGTCTTTAAAAACAAATCGCAGTATCATGGAAGATGAGGTGAAACAATTAATTGAAAACGAAGGTCCACAAATAATGATACCATATAAAGCCGAAACCGTTCCAAAGGGTGCATATATATACGAATTCGCCCATCCACAGGAACATTTTGTTGATGGGAAATATATACCTCATTACCCTGGATTTATTAAGAATTCGAAATCCAAATTTAATTTCCCATGTTGTTTCAAGCGCGACCAGGTAATCGAAGATACTGTCTTACCATCTGAACAAGACAATAATGTGAAATCGGTTGATACAGACACATATATAACTGAAGAATATAAATTCCCAATTCAAAAAAAACGATGGGGGTTTTTACCAAAACCTGTACAGGATTTCTTCGGGATCGATAACAACGACTGTGTTGAGTCAAACACAATTAAACGCAATCATCCATGTCTTCTTAGGTATGGAGTAGAACAATCAGTGGATCAATCTATTATTGGGTGCTTTGCTGACATATATGCACATTTTAATAATATTCCACAAGTTCCTACCATCCCAGAAATGCGAAAAATAATAGTAGCATCGGTTACGCTAGAGGATTTTATTTCGTATAATAATAATTCGTTATCTAGTATATTCAGACCAGATACATATGAAATACCCGACCCATCGAAATATACAAATTCGTCATTCTATAAATCAATCAATATAGAAAATGAATTAGAAGTAGAAATGAGAAATTCGATTGTTGGTGCTTATGAAAACTTCCAACGATATTTACTTGACCCTGAATCCCACATCGATCATACGTATTTATGGGATATAATGACAAAACCAAATAAAAGATTATTTCCAATATCAAAATCTGAAGTTTCATCGAATATAAGAATCAACATGATAATTTTAGAAATTACAAAGGATACAGAACATATTGAATTGGTATGTCCAACAAATATGTATTCAGTTTCTTATGATATTATGAAATCGAAGACATTTATTTTACTGAAACAAGATGATTTTTATGAGCCGATTTATGTGTATCAAGATAATAACGGTACAATTAATCCTAAAAAATGGTTTAATCCGCTAGGGTTATATGAAGGCATTGAAATGAATAGTATTTTAATGAGGATTCAGAAAATAACAACCGACCAATGCAAACCAAAAAACAGTCTCAAATTAAAGGATGTAGATGGCAACCCTATATACACATATACAAGGGCATTGAGTGCTAGTAAAACATTGGGTTTACTGCGCAATGTAGGTAATTTTATAATTCGCGACCAAGTTGTAAACTATCATTTTAAAACAATCGGATTTTCAGTGGAAATTGATACAGAATCTATATTTGTGCCTTGTTTTCAATCGAGTTTTATCCCTTCACTAACTATTACATTCCAGAATGACAGTGACAATTGGACAAATTACGAAACCACTATACGCTTACTTGGTATTGTATTTGCTAAAACGCAACGACAAATAGACTGTATTCCTAGCCGAAAAGTAATCAATATAAATCAAGTAATTGGATTATTAACACGAACTAATCAATATATTAAATTAGATAAACCAATTTCAAAAGACGCGAGTAAAATAATTGACGCACAATTTGGGTTGAATATAATGGATATACGCGGTAGTGATTATGTAGATGCTGATATAAAAGTTAGTACAAA